GCAGCAACTTGGCCTTTACGAAAGTGTAGATCTTCTGCATCTTTGACTGACTGAATGTCAGCAAGTCGTGTTGCATTACTGGAAAGTTCTTGCACGAGTTGTTTGAAACCTTCGTGATTGAAGAGTTGGTTGTAGTTGTCAAAATAAGTTTCAAGCTCAGTGTTCATTGATTTCCTTTATGTATTACTACAGTTATAGTATAGCATACTTTTGTAGTAAAGTCAAGCTTTTATTTACCTCTTTTTGTGGGCTTCTTTTTCTTCTTGGGACCGTAACCGTAAGCCATTGCTTTCTCCTTTGCTTTGCCTGTCAAGTCTTTGAGGTGATAAAGTCTCACCGATGTTTTGCCGTGGGTTTTTCCTGAGTGGAGTTCACCGTTAGGCATCTTGTGGGTTCCTCCAGTGTGTAGAGTCCCATCTTTTTTAAAATGCTGTACACCCTTTGCCACTACTTTCTACCCCTTTTTGCTGTCTTAGCGGCCTGTTTGAAGGCTTTTGCACTGGGTGCGCCTTTTGAACCCGGTTTACGCATCTTCTCGCCACTTCCGGCTGCAATACGTTTACGTTTGGCGTGTATATTCTCATATAAACCTTTTTTTGCCACTACCATTTCTCCTTGTTTGCCCAGTATGCTGCCGACATCTTACCTTTTGCAATATTTTTAGCATGGCGAGCCTTAAATGACTTACGCCTTGCTTTCTCTTTATCGGTCTTAGGATTCTTCCCCGCACCGCTGACTCCCTGTTGTCCAAACCGTATGGTTTTAATCTTGTCACCTTCTTTGGCAACGACAACATGGGACTTAGTTGGGTGATTAGGCGTCCTCTTCGGTTTGTTGAACCCGCTTACCCCTGCTCGCTTGAGGCTTGGGTGTTTTTCCGACATTAGTCAACTCCTGTACCTGCTTCTCTAATGTGTCTATTCTGTGCCACTGTTGTTGAAAATGGTTGTTGATATGATTAAGGAGAACTTGAAGTTCTTTGTCCGTTAGCATGTCTTTCCTCGTTTAGTTAGTTATATAGCTATCCATTCTCCAAAGTCTCTTATGTAGACCAAATGGGCGGTAGCGTGTTGTGTACTGAGAGTTAGAGTAGAACCTCCGAACTCATCAATATTAAACTCCGCAGAGTTGTAGTAGTTTGTTTGACTATAGATTCTAATGTAGCCCGTAATGTTTACAGTGTTGGCAGTGGCTAAATAAACTAGCACCGTCTCTCTATCTTTAGGCGCTGAGTTCAGCACAATGTTAACGTCAGCAGTACACCGGAGTATTTCCGTACCCGTCGTTGTTCTGTCTGCTGTTAATGTTAACGCTTCTGCTGTGGCTAAGTCTGCTCTGGATTGGGGTATGAAGCTCATTATATAGCCAGCCACTCTTTAAATTCTTGTATGTACACAAGATGTATCGTTGTGTTGTCTTGCTCTACGACAATACTTGCAGCCCCAAACTCATCTACGTTGTACTCAGCTACGTTGTAGTAGGACATATTGACAATGCTTATGTAGCCCACAATGTCAATTCTGTCGTCAGTACGGCAGTTGATGATAACAGTTTCTCTGTCCTGCGGATGTTCCCTAAGATTAACCACGACACCCTGAGTTACCTTAAGAATCTCAGAACCACCTGTTGTATGTGCAGCTGTAATTGTCTTGGCTTGTGCGTTCTTTAAGTCTGCACGAGAAGCCATGCTACCCATAGAGATGTTGTAAACATTGGGTGCTTGAGCTTCATTCAGGTCCTTCACGGAGCCTGCATCAACTTCTTCACCGTTGGACAAGGTTAACACCAAATGCCCATCAAAGTCCACTGTAGCGTCCTCAACGCCAACACCGTCCTTTCCGTCTACACCGTCAGTACCGTCTTTGCCGTCCCTGCCATTAACACCTGCTGGACCAGTGTCGCCTTTGTCTCCTTTTGGACCTTTGGCACCTGTGGGTCCAGCTTCTCCTTTGTCTCCCTTATCTCCTTTTTCTCCACGGACAGCCTCTACTGCCTGTATCTTTGACAGGAGCTTGTCGTACATTGCACTCAGGAGGAGATTTACGTTCATTCTTGAGTCAAACGCTGCATTAACATTTGTTCAGCCTCACGAGTCTCAGTGTCTCTGGACTCTTGTCGCTGATTGTTCTGTTCTTTAGCTTTAACTTCACGCTCCTTCAAAAGTGTTTCCGCTACTTTCATCCTACGCTCAAACTCTCTGTCGTCTTGAGAACCTTCTCGTAGATTACGTGTAATTGCGTTAATCTTCTCAATCTCAAGCTCCTGTGGCACCGTCTGAGCCTCAATGGACAGCTTAGCTGCCCTAGCTGCTGACTCCTGAGCCTGAGCAGCCAAAGCCTGTGTCTGGGACTGCTGGAACTCAAGCTGAGCCTGCTGTGCTGCCATAGCCATCTGCTGAGCTTCTGGGTTAGGCTGCATAGCTTGTGCCATAGCCGCCAAAAGTTCCTCACGGTTAGACAAGTTCATATTGTCGATAATTGACTGAATCAGAGTATTGTACAGCGGTGAGTCTTTCTCCATGGTCTGTAGTAGCTGTACCAGCTGTGTCACCTCGTATTCCCTAGCGATAATACCCAGTGTGCTGCTTGCGTTGAACTTGTAGTCAGCTACAGGGTAGTTCTCAGGGTCAAACTGCATGTAACGGTAGGCTGCTTTCTTGACAAATGGAATTAGGAAAGACTGCTGAAAGTTGATGAGAGTACGCTTATGACGCTTAATAATAGCCCCAAGAGACATGCTGATTCCAGCAGCTGTTGCCTCTCCATTGACCTGACCTGCGATTCCAGCTGAATCGACAGCTCCTGTAGCTTGTTGTACCATTTGCTGCAAAGCTCCTGCTTGAGCAAATGTAATTTGATTAACCTGTCCGAAATTGAACGGTTGTAAAACTTCACGCGGGTCTCCACTAGTTAATATCATCTTACCCGGACGTACTTCTGGTTTTGCTCCTCTAGGCAGACGTGTAGCGTCAATGGCAAGCATTGGGTGTATCGTAAGACTCAGAGCGTCTATCCTAGCTCGCAACTCTGTATCTAGTGCTTTCTGGCTGTTGTAGCCTTTTTCGCACACGCCACGTCCCCAGAATCTACCGGGTACAACGTCCCATGGGAAAGCTACTACTGGCCTGTCCTGCATCATGTATGGGTTAGCTTCGGCTTTCAACAGAATACCGCCATTAGCAACAACAACTACTGCTTCTACGTACCGTGACTCTGACTTAGCGTTAAGCTCAACAATTACTTCGTCTTCCTCTTCAGTGGCTGACTTAAGTAGTTCTCGTGGTACTAAGCCGTAGTACTTCGTTAGACGCACCTTGTCGTCGTTGTAGATGGTGATGTCTTGGTCAGGCTCAAGGTCACTATCAGGCGCTGCAGAGCCTACGTACACGTCCTTGTAAACCCCTTGTTCCTGCAGAAGCTCTACATGATGTCTGCTTACGAACTCGTCCACAGCAACGCCCATGGCGTCCTCAACGGACGTAGCTACAGGGTCAATGAGGAAGTTCTGTGGCAACACGGGCTTCAGCTTAACTTTGACACGTTCCATGATGTTGACTCCAACAGCCTGCAAGTCTCCACCCATGATGGGTTGAGTTGCTGGAGCCATTTCCTTCATTTCTTCAATAACAATCTCACCAATGCCTGTACCATAGACAGCTGCATTGATAAGGCACTCTGCTACTGCTTTACGAACCTTACAGTCCTCAAAGTCCTCCGTGAGTTTATTACGTAGGAACAACACGTCTTGACGCTCTGTGTCACCCATGTTGTCACTTACGTCGAACCACTTGCCACGCCCAAAGGTGGCTTCTTCTAGCTCAGCTACATTGGACTCAACGGCTTGCTGGAGAGCAGGTGAGATGATGCGACTACGTTCTGACTTACGTTCGCTGTCTACTGGGTCCCATTGTCCACGCCAGAGTCTGTAGTACTCGTCAAAACGTGCCTCATAGTTTGACTCATAGTAGTCACGCCAGTCTTCACATTTGGTAATAACCCACTCTTCAATGGTCTCTTCGACCATCAAAGGATCTACTTCGTATAGTTCGCTCATAATTAGTATCCTGCTACCACGTCTAAGATTTCATGGTCGTCAATTTCGTATTCATAGTCATACGCTACGTTTGCAAGCTGGTCGATGTAAGCCAAAGCGTCCACCAAGTCATCATGCGTCAGTGGGTCCGGAAACTGAAACAACTGGTCCAAGAACCTAGCGTTCCACTCACCTTTGTTCAGAGTTACAAAGCCATTCTCAAACCGCCCCTGAAGTGCCCACATAACCCTGTCAGTCTTCTTTTTGTTACCGTGAGTTAGCTCCTCGACTCTAAAGAATGTCCCGTAGCGTTTCTGTAGGTCCAACAGAGGCGACATCACAGCTTGCTTAGCAATACCTCTTTCGATACCCACACTGACTGGTTCGTAATCTCGTACTGCCTGAAATATTTTGGCTGCTGTCTCGTCAAGGCTCCATCGCCCGTAAATAATATTGTCAACGTACCAACCATTAGGACTAACCTTGACCACAGCGATTGCCGTTTCGTCAAGTCTTGTATTCTTAGTACGCTTCTTGTTGACTTCTTCAAACCCCGCCAAGTCAACTGCAATGTAGTAGTCTCCTATCTCCGGTTCTTCTTCAGAAACCCTTACCCAGTCCTCTTTAAACATTTCTGACCCACGAGCTTCAAATGACGCCATAAACTCCTGACGAAACGCATAGCTTGACATAGACTTCTTTGCAATGTCGATTTCACTAGGGTCAAGCAAAGGGTTGTCATAGGAAGTAAAGTGCCAAGCTTTGTAAGTCTCGTCGTCACCCAGTTCAGCATACTTGTACAACTCGTAGAAGTGGTTTCTGCCCATAGGCGTACCTATGAACATCGCACAACCCTTTTGGTCAGCCAGTGCTGGTCGAAGGATCTGCTCAAATACGTCAGGCTTCATGTCTGCGTACTCGTCCAACACGAGGAACTTCAACGACACACCACGCATTGTCTCTGGTCTGTCAGCACCTTTGAGGCTGATAGTTGCACCATTGACCAGCTTCAGTTGCAAGTTGTTGATGTGACTTCCAGTAATCACTGGATGCCCTAGTTCCAACAACGTCTGCCACATGATGTCACGAGCCTGACCCTGTGTAGGGGCTACGTAAAACACATGACCCCTATCGGCTTGCAGAGCGTTTACAATCAGCATCCATGCAGCAAGCCTTGACTTACCTGTACGTCTACCCGCAGCTACAATCTTGAATCTAGTGTCGTCCGTCCAGACTTCTTGCTGCCAAGGCAGTAGCTCAATGTTAAGATCCATTAAAGTTAGGGAAAGCCGCAGGTTCATTTATCAGTTTAAACGTAAAGGCAATCTCTACGTCACCAGCAGATCCTGTTTGTGCTTTTACTACGTCTCCGTTGTGTAGTACAAAGATTGGTGCATCTGCTTGACCACCTAAGATTTCTTTGGCTCCGCTATTTAATGAGTTGTTGTCCAGAAAGTACAACTGATCTACACCAGCACTGTTTTCCCACCAACAGGACACGTTATTAGTGCTGCCGCCGTGATTAGCTATGAATACGTAGTTTATCCATAAAACGTAACCATTAGGGACTGTGAACAGAGTTGTTTCTGAAGTGTCCGTTATAGTCTTATGTTTGGTGTAGTACATTAGTACAACCACATAACTGGTGTTGTACCACGAGTATCAACATGCACGAAGTCCTTAGCTATACCTATGCCATTAAAGCCGATGTGGTTAGCTACGTTGACTATACGGTGTCTCTGGGCGCTGTTGGTGATTTGGATGTCAGCAGCAATACCTTGGGCGTGGGTGCCGGGAACTTCCTTAGCGGCTTCTATAGGATGTTCAGTAGGATGACGATAGCCGCTAGTGATGACAAATGGA